CTTCTTTCATTGAACCTGGACCAAATGTTTTATATTGGTCTGGGTATTCACTTCTAATATGTGTGCGTATTCTATTTCTTAATTTTCTAGATTCTTCGTAAATGTCTCTAAGTACTTTATCATCCTTAGTTTTAGTATAGACACTTTTAGATATATCAACCAAATCAGTTGATAGCTCATACATCTGTTCAAAATTTGGAATATATTCAACACTCCAACTTATAGCACCTGTATTATCATCGATATCAGTAACTTTAGTTTTAACACCATTACTGATTCTAACATCTCCTACTTCTTGGTCTGCTTCTTTAAGTTTATATTTTTGAGCCATTTGCTACTTTAATTTCTTTTACTAGTTCATAATATTGTAACAAGTCAACTAAGTTATCATTATCTATTTTACTAGACTTATCTAATTCAGTTAACAACTTAGCTACCTCAGTAATTTTAATCTGAGTTGCTATGTCTTTTATATTAGTTGAAATCTCATTTAAGGTATCTTTTAAAATATTTACTTTACTATTATAAAATTCTCTTAATGCCGGAGTTGAATCAACTGAATATATGAATTCTTTAAGTATTTCTTTTTGGTCCATACTTAAACCATCATACTTATCGTTGAACTTTTCTAATAATATTTTATACGTTAAAGTTCTTAAATCTTTATCATATGTAGAATATTCTCGTATTACACTATCTTTTTCCTTTATTGAAGTTTCGGATTGTGTTAAAAACTCTAATAATGTAATTTTATTATTATTAATCTGGTCTATATTAGTAACTTCCTTATAGTTATAACTTTCAATTAAAGTATAAATAGAAGCTATTTCTTTATAGTTTTTTACTTTAGCACCAAAAAATGATTCTAAACTATAATGTCTCTTAATTTCGTTAATCAAGTTATATTTCTGCTTTCTAAGAGCAGACCTATTATATTTTTTAGAATTTTCTAAAATAGTTGAAATTAATATATTAGCCCTACCTTCATTTAAAGTTTGGGATTTTAATATCGATTCGTAAAGTTTATATTCACGTCCTAATTCTGTCTTAACAAAATATTCTTTAAGTATATCAATAGCCGGTGAATCACCACCTTTTAAAGTGTCTGCGGTGATTTGTCTTACTAGCAATTCGAATAGTATACCAGTGTTTTTAAATTTTGAATGTTTTATTTTCATCAAAAATACATTTATTTATAAATATTAGCTTTTTAGTTGAGATTCATCAAGTAACGATGAAGTGTTTTCATCTTCTTCAAATATTAACTTTTTCTTGTTAATTGATTTGAACATATCCTTGTTTTTTAAAAATGTTACGTGGGCACTTTCTGACTCAGTTAATCCAGGTCTTCCATCTCCATCGTTTCTATCTTTATCTTTCATGCGTTGTACTCCTAATGGGTCTTTACCAAAATTATTATCTTGCTTACCTCTAGTAGTCATTGAATCTTGTGGTCTTCCTTTTTTAGGATCGTCTTGAGCATAACCATCTGGCACATTTGCTGGGTCAGATTGTGTTCTACCCATACCATATAATGATGCTAAATCATGAGGTGTACCATATGATTTACCAGTTGTAACTGGGTCATTACCTTCAGCCGCTATCTGATCCAATCTAAACTTACGTTTGGCATCTTCTCTAGCTAAATCTCTGTACTCATCATATTGGTCTTCACTAAAGTGAAAGATGTTATGATATATCCAATCAGATGGTACTAAACCTTGTTCTAGCATTTGTCCTGCTAATTCAGTTTTTGATTTAAGTAATTCAATTTTTTCTTGATCATATATAATTGATGGAGTTGTCATTGATAATTCAAAATTTGTCAATGTTTCATCTGTATAACCTTGAGTGTATAAATGTACTAAAGCTATCTTGTTAAACTCAGATAATATAATTCTTTGTATTCTATCAATAGTACGAGCAAATCTAATATCCTCAGCTGCTAATGTTGCTTTACCTTCTGTGTTTTCATCATACCCTAAAAATGCTTTTGGTATTTTAAGTGCTGCAAATAATTTATCTCTTAAGTACTCAACATCTTGAATACCATCATATGATAAACCTGGTGTTGTATCGATTTTAGTTGCATTATCATTTCCACGAACCGGGATGTAAAAATCTTCTAACATGTTCTGCATGTTGTATTTTAAATTATACTCACCCGTTTTTTCATCCATCATCGGAGTACGCTTCATACTTGAAATAGTTTTCTGCATAAATGCTTCTACTTCATTAGGTGGTATTGCTCCTACATTTACATAAAATACTCTTTTTTCGGGTGCACGAGCAATTCTATGAATTAACATCGCGTCTTCCATTAGTGTATATTGTTTAAATAATTTTCTAGCTGGTTCAATATATGCTCTACCATAAGGTAAATAATTAACATCAGCTACAAATCTAAAGTGAGCCATTTCATAGTTATCAAATACTATACCACCTCTATCATCTTCTACACTCTGGTTAGGCACATTATAGTAACCATAAGAACCACCTGCAAATCCATCAGGATTCCATCTAAATTTTACTTCTGATGGGTTTTCCATATTCTGACCTTCCATTCTTTCAATGTGGTAAGCTGTATAAGGTATAACATTATAGACACCAAACTTTTCGGATATTTCTAATTTTAGGAAAAAATCACCATACTTACACATTTGGCGAACCCACATCCAAGCATTAAATTCTATATTTAATACATCATAAAATAAATTATATAATATTTTTTGTATATCTTCATTAGAACTTCTAATCTGAAGCACTTCACCCATATCATTTTTAAGAGTAGACTCATCAGCTAATATATCTAGAGCAGAGGCAATAATTGCATCTTGATCCATTATATCGTATTCTGAGTATAATTGAGGTCTTAAATAATTATAATTTAGGTTAAATTGAGCCCCGTATAGTGATGATGGTGCTGTAGAGTAAACTCTATTAAATCTATCAACCAAGGCATTAGTTTCATATTCTCCACTGGATTGAATATGTCCTGAATCTATTGTTTTTACTTGATTCCCACCTACGTTCCTTATTACAACATCTGTTGAAAATAATCTTTGTAGTCTTGAAAATATACTTGTGTTTGCCATTTTTATCTGTTATTATTATTATAAATATTATTATAGTAGCCAATCAATGTTTTCCTTACCGTTTTTTGTATCGATGCTATAAGGATTTTGTATTTTATTATTATTACCGTAGCTACCTTGGTAGGCAGTTCTAGTAACTGACATATTGTTTAACGATTCTCTTGTAAGGTCTAAACCCCTCTGTCCAAACTTAAGGGCTGTATCTCTTATATACATTGCAATACTGAAAGCCATAACTAAATCATCATTATACCCTGATTGTGCTTCTGGTCTTCCATTACGCCATATAAATGTTTTCATTTCTTCAATTAATCTTTTAGATTGTATTGTTACACCTTTATCACCTATATATTCTTGGAATTTACCTATTACCATAGGTCGTGTTCTTGATGACATAGTAAATCCAGGAACCATTTTTGAGTGGTCTTGATATTTATCAAAATACGAATTAACATTGGCTTCTCCACCCTTTTGTGAATAGTAAAGGTTAGTATAGTTTCTATCTATAACTACTTGTATAGTAGCCCAACCAATATTAGCATTTTCTACTACTAATAATGCTTCATTATATTCGGTAGCTATACCTACTAGCAAGTGTCCGTATTCTTTTGTTCCAATTTGTCCTTTATACTCAGCTACTTGAACGTTTGTTTCTGAGTCTATAACATGGAATGCAGAATAATCTTTACCATCCCCTCTAGACACATCAGCTACTACCATATAGTTTCTTGAATAATCAGCCTGCTCCCAAACCCATAGGTTTTGATCGTTACCTCTTTTTTCTAGAGGATCCTTTACAAATGATTTTTCATAATATTCTATGTACTCTGGGTAGAAGACTATATCACCAGAAGTACTAAAATCACAATCACATTCTTGTGCTGCCATTCTAGGGTCGCCTAATAATTCATCTTGTCTATCTCTCCATGTTTGATCTCTTTCGGGGTGAACATACCAAGGAAGTTTAATTGGTAAAAAATCATTTTCACCTGCTTCTGCTCTAGACCATGTTTGGTGGAACCAATTACCTGTACCATAAGGGGTAGATAATGCTATACAACCACCACCCGTTGCTAGTGTTTGTTGTGCCGATGCCCAAATTTCTCCAATATTTTCAATAAATGCTGCCTCATCAATTAACAATAAAGATACTGCTTCAGATCTACCTGCATCACTTGATGCTGAGGTTGCTTTAATTTGTGACCCATTATCTAATCGTAATGTTAATTTATTATTTTCAGGTGCATTTAGCTTAAGCCATGAAGGTAAATTTTCATACATGAATTTTACCTTTGTTACCATGTTTTTAGCTGTGTCCTGTTTAGTTGCAATACAAAGTATATTTTTGTCTTTGTGGAATATCATTAACCATAATGAGTAACCAGCAGATAAAGTTGATATACCTAACTGTCTACCCTTTAATATAATTGAATAAGGATTATCGCGCCATAACGTTAATACTTTGTCTTGAAATGGGAACAGGTTGAACTGTATGCGACCACGTTGTGGGTGCTGTATATAACAGTATTTACGCATAAAATGCACGGGATCCTTGGCACATTTTAAATATTCTTGACGTATTACTTTTTTTATGTCTGACATATTATTTTGCTAATAGTAATGCTACTGCTCCTATCAATATCGCACTACCACCATATTGGAACAGTTTTGTTTTAGCCTTTTGTTTTTTTAAAGAAAATTGTAGTTTTTTAGACAGTTCCTGAGATATAGCTATCTGGTTTGTTTTAGTACTTAAAATACTTTCAAAATTCATAACTCTACCATTTAGGTTTAATATAACACTATCTTTAACAATAACTTTCTTTTCTAATAAACTTAACTTAGTGTTTAATAGACTTATTTCTTTTTTAGCTCCATCACCAGTTATTAAATCTTTAATTACTAGACGTGCTATCGGTTTCTTGAGTTGAATTACCTTTTTCGTATCTTTCTGTGAAAAACCTTGTAAGCTCATCATCACTAAAAAGATCAACAGTATTAACTTTTTCATTTACTTTATATTTTAACTTGACAATCTTATTGTCTTGAAAACCAATTTGTTGGTCTAATTTAACTATTTGTTGGTTTAATGTATCTATTTTATACACTAAATTATCATTAATATTATGTAAAGAATCTACTTTTGATTCTAACGCTTCAATTTTAACATCGTAGTTTACAACATATTCCTCATTACCTAAAAATATAAAATAAATCAATGTACCTAATAATATAAAAATTATACAGTAAGTAATTAATCTTTCTTTAGACAACATCTTTTTCTAATTTTGCAACTAATGATTCTAATTCTTTCTTTTGAGGTGTTTTAACTCTTAAGATATCTTTAATTCTTTCTTTTTCAGCTTCATCGCCTGCACTGTATTTACGTGCCAATGATTTCATTTCAGTTGAAATTGACTTTAAGGCTTTAACTGCTAGATCTAATTTTTTATGTTTACCTCTAGCTCCTTTAGCTGCTTTAATTGCTTTAGCATCAACGTCATCATCTTCATCCTCAGATACTACTTTAATTATATCATCATCCTTAGCTGATGATTTAACTTTTGCCAGATCTTCAGGTGAGGTTTCGATTGTAGCTTCACTCATTCTTTGAGTTTTTAATACATCAAGAGCATTAGCAAGATCTCTAATAGCCTCATCTATACCTATATTCCTGTATTTCATGAGTCTAACTACTGCTGATTTAGTTATTTTTATTTCTTCGTTAGAAGGGCTTTCAGTTAAAGCCTCAACTACATTTTCTTTTATAAACGATTGTAAGTCAGATTTTTTCATTATATTAGAGTTTTTATTATAAATATATTAAAGGTTAGTAATATTCAATATTTGTTGAATACGTTCTTCTGTTGAGCCTGATATTTTTTCTACCTTGCCTGCTTTATGGCCATGTCTTTTAATTAATGTTGTAATAGTAAAATCAATTAAATCTCTATAATGTTCATCCGTTTCACGTACCCCATTATCTTCAATTTCTAACCCATGAGGAGATATGTAAAATATGTAATCATATTCTCTGATGAATTCACTAGCATATGTTTCAAATGCATCTTTATCTTGATGAGGTATTGATTTAGCATT